AGGTGAACCAACAAGACTGCTTCTTTCGCTCAAGGCATGGGGTGCATCCTCAAAGGCTGACGCAAAGGCAAAAGCTAAAGCTATATCCGACAGGAACAAAGCAAAGGCTGGAAGCAGATGACTTATCTAGAACTTGTAAACGATGTCCTCGTAAGGTTGCGTGAACCTACTGTATCTACAGTTGTACAAACTGCATATTCAACTTTAATTGGCAAATTTGTTAATGATGCAAAGCGTCAAATTGAAGATGCTTTTGCGTGGAATGTTTTAGGTCAAACCATCACTGTTTCTACAGTGGCCTCGACTTCATCTTATTCTTTGACAGGCGCAGGACAGAAGTTTCAAGTCATGGATGTCATCAATACCACAAGCAATGTTGGCTTGATAAACATCAGCTTTGTGGACATGAACCGCAAGCTAAACTTCACACCACTAGTCAATTCAATACCTACAGAATTTGCTTTTGATGGAGTTGATGGTAGCTATAACACCAAGGTAAATCTTTACCCAATACCTGATGGTGTATACACAATCAAGTTTTCATTAACAGTGCCACAAGCTACTTTGTCATCAGATGCAACTATTGTTTCTGTTGCTGACACTTTAGTCTCTCAGAATGCTTATGCTCGTGCATTGGTAGAGCGTGGTGAAGATGGTGGTCTGTCTTCATCTGAGGCTTATCTGTTGTACAAGTCAATGTTGTCTGACTACATTGCTTTAGAAGGCACTCGCTATCCTGAGAATCAGGAGTTTGTGGCAGTATGAGCCAACAAATTCAAGTTTCATCAGTATCAGCCCCTGGCTTTTTTGGGTTGAATACACAAGACTCTCCACTTGATTTGCAGAGTGGATTTGCCTTGGTTGCGACTAATTGCGTGATTGACCAGTATGGTCGTATTGGCTGTAGAAAAGGTTGGACAAAAGTCAATTCATCAACAGGAACTCTTGGTTCTAACGATATTGGCGTGATACATGAACTTATCCAAGCAGATGGAACATTGACTGTTTTATTGGCTGGAAACAATAAATTATTCAAACTTGATGGCAGTAATGCACTTGTTGAATTGACCTATGGGGGTGGGGGTACAGCACCAACCATTACCGCAAGCAATTGGCAATGTGCATCATTGAATGGCATCACTTATTTCTTTCAGTCTGGTCACAATCCATTGATTTATGACCCTGCTGTATCTACTACAACATTTCGCAGAGTTTCAGAGAAGACAGGCTATGTAGCTACTGTTCCTGATGCAAACAATGTCATCTCTGCTTATGGTCGTTTGTGGGCGGCTACAACCACAACAAACAATGCAACTGTATTTTTCAGTGATTTGATTTCAGGTCATGTGTGGGCAACAGGTAGTGCTGGCTCATTGAATGTTAACAATGTTTGGGTCAATGGTGCTGATGAGATCACTGGTTTAGCGGCACACAATGGATTTCTGTTCATCTTTGGTAAGCGTCAAATATTAGTTTATTCTGGTGCTACTTCACCATCAACAATGACTCTTCACGACACTGTTGAGGGTATTGGTTGCATTGCTAGAGATTCTATTCAGGTTACAAGTACAGATGTTATCTTCTTGTCCAACAGTGGAATCAGATCATTGATGAGAACGATTCAAGAGAAGTCAGCACCAGAGCGTGACTTGTCTAGAAATGTGCGTGATGACTTGATGACTACATTGTCAGGCGAGACAATGGGAAACATCAAATCTATCTATTCTGAGAGAGAAGCGTTTTACTTGTTGACAGCACCTACTGTTAAACAAGTATTTTGTTTTGATACAAGAAAGTCTCTTGCTGATGGTTCATATAGAGCAACAATATGGGATTCTATTGAGCCAAAATCATTTCTATCTAGACGCAATGGCGATTTGTTGATTGGTAAAACTGGATATGTTGCCAAATTTTTTGGCTATCTTGACGATACAAGTACCTATCAATTTGCCTACTATACCAATCATGCTGATTTAGGCAACCAATCACAAACATCAATCATAAAAAAAATCAGTGCTGTTGTCATTGGTGGTAGCAATCAATATGTGACTATCAAGTGGGGATATGATTTCCTAACAAACTATCAATCTCAAAACATACTGATTCCAGCCCAAGGTGTTTCTGAGTATGGGATAGCAGAATATGGAGCAAATGCCACTATAGTTGCTTACTATTCAGAAGGAGTTGCTTTGCAGACATTAATGGCAAATGGCTCTGGCTCTGGAAAAGTTGTCCAAACTGGATATGAAACAACTGTTAATTCATCTCAATTATCAATCCAGAAGATTGAAATTCAGACAAAACAAGGCAGAATGTCTTAAAGGAATGCCATGACAAATTACACCAAATCAACCAACTTTGCGACTAAGGACACCTTAACTTCTGGTGACCCATTAAAGATCGTCAAGGGTACTGAAATCAATACTGAGTTTGACAACATTCAAACTGCTGTCAATTCAAAGGCTGATATTGCCTCTCCTACCTTTACAGGTACTGTTGTAATCCCAACAGTAACTATTAGTGGTGGCACGATCAATGGTGCGGTAATTGGTGGAACTTCTGCTCTTGCTGGTACTTTCACAACATTGACTGCAACTGCTGATTCAAGTTTCACATCAACTGGTGCTGTTTTGCTGTCTAAAGGCACAACTGGTGAACGACCTGCAAGTTCCATTGCTGGACAAATTAGATTTAATACTACCAGTACACAATTTGAGGGGTACAGTGGTACAGCATGGGCATCTGTAGGTGGTGGTGGTGCTACTGGTACATCTGGCAATGACATCTTTTATGAGAACTCCAAGACTGTGACTATGGGGTACTCAATAACTGCTGGTAAAAATGCTATGGCTACTGGCCCGATTACCATTGCGGCTAACTTCACTGGTACAGGTGCTATTTCTGGAACAACTTTGACAATCACAGGCACAACTGGTGCTGGTGTTTTGGTAGTTGGTTCTATCATTAGCGGAACTGGCGTAACTGCTGGAACATTTGTTAGTGCATTTGGAACTGGCACAGGAACAACAGGCACTTATACTGTTTCAGTATCTCAAACTGTATCTAGCACCGCAATCACAACATCAACTGCTGTCACTGTTCCTAGTGGTAGTCGTTGGGTAATTTTATAGAAGGAAACCTATGTCATCAATCGTTATCTCAGGAGACACAAGCGGGGCTGTAACAGTTGCAGCGCCTGCTGTTGCGGGTACAAACACGCTGACACTTCAAGCAGCCACTGCGACAAGCTCTGTCAATACAAGAGCTACTGCTGTTGCATCTACATCTGGCACTTCTATTGACTTCACAGGTTTGCCAAGTTGGATTAAGCGTATTACTGTGATGTATGCAGGTGTTAGTACCAATGGAACAAGTACGTTAATTCTTCAACTTGGCACATCTAGTGGTGTAGTTACATCTGGTTATGTTGGCGCTATGAGTTATGACGCTGGTAGAGCAATTTATACAACTGGAATTGGCATCCATAACAATGCTTCTGCATCAGGTATTGGAAACGGCACAACACAAGTTTCATTGTTAGGTTCAAATACATGGGTTGGTAGCGGTACTGTTGGTTGTACTGGTGCTGGCACAGGAGAAACTTATAGTAGTGGTTCGTACATTGCTTTAGGTGGGACACTCGACAGAGTACGCATAACTACTGTAGGCGGCACAGACACATTCGATGCTGGCTCTGTCAACATTCTGTACGAAGGATAATTATGTCACAACTTGTTTTAGTATCAGACACATTAATAACAACTCCTGCCGCTGGCAACCTTGAATACAACGGTCAATTCTTTGGGACTGACAGCAATGCGTCTAGGGCGCAGTTGCAGAGGATTACTGCGGCTACTGCTCAAGCATCTACCAGTGGGACATCTATTGACTTTACAGGCATCCCTGCGTGGGTTGAGCGTATCACTGTGATGTTTAGTGGGGTTAGTACAAATGGGTCAAGCACTATACGCTTACAACTTGGTGACGCTGGTGGAATAGAAACAACTGGGTATGCAGGAACTTGCACTCAAATAGGGTCAACGGTGTCAACCGCATATTCAACATCTGGGTTTGATAGTACAGGCGACACTTCTTCA